GCGTGTTGGTAACGCCTTCGGTGAACGGGGTCTGCACCGCCTTAGTGCCGTCAGAAGCTGACAATAGCGGTGACCACGATGCAATCACATTCGGGTTGGCTGATGCAATTGTGAATTTGTTTTTGGTGGTGCCTGTGGAGTAGACTCGTTGAAAAATCATCTTCTGAATCTGACCAAAATCCTCCAAGCAGGTAGGAAGGGTAATATCACCGATTGCTGAGCCGGGAGGGCAAGAACATAATGCCATTTTGATATGGTTTATGATCGTGCTGGCTCGTTCGCACGGGATTAACAAATAGTTGCAACAAAAATAGGATAAAAATTTGGAAATGTCAAACACTAAAAAACCCCTACCGGACAGGCAGGGGTGAAAAGTAGCAATTAGTATGAAACAAAGGCTAAGATATAAAAAAAGACGGGAAGCTTTCGCGTTCGTGGTCAAACTTCAATTGCTTAATTGTTTTGCCTTTTAAAAACAATCTCCAAGCTTTTATAATCAAAGCAAACACTGTTTTTTTGTTTAAAGAGTTCGCCTTGTCCATCTTTGCCTTAATTAACCTAGTGCGCAATAGGAAAACAGGGTCTGATGTTGATAGCTCAGCACCTGTACAAAGCTTGTACACAAATTGATCTGCCTTTTTTGCATCTACTTTTGATGCTAGGTAGTGCACAGTGCCTATTATACTTACAGGTAATATCCCCCCGCTCATTTTATTGTATTTATGAGCTATCCCTGCAAACTCTTCAATGCACCTGTTTTTTCTTACGTATTCAAGAATTTCTGCATTAGTTGGCTTACTATCGCCGCGATAAGACGTTGCTTTACCGTATTTTTCAAAGCCCATAACGTTACGCGCTATTGCAGCAGTATTATTGTAATGTTTTATTCCTTCAATTGCGAGTGAATCGCCAGCAGTACGCGCGGGGGCAGCATCAAGCACAGCAAAAACATCTTCAGGGATGCCAAATCGGACATCTATTTCTATAGTGCAGCCACTTAGGATAATAGCCTTGAGCCTATGTTGTCCATCTAGCCCTATACCAGTATCAGAAAAGATTAAACCTTGTCCAGATAGCTTCCATTCCCCTTTCTGCATTTGCTCAGCATACCAGCGCACCTTTGTCATGCTAAGCGGGCGGTTTGAAACATGTAGTTTTAACCATGCCTTTGCAAGCTCAGGGTTTACTTGCACAACTGCATGCCCTTCCATGTTGGCTACCGCTACCTTAACATACAATTTGGAAGCGTCATAAGAATTGATAAACTTTGTCATGAGTTAATTATTTTGACGTTATTAATCTACCCGGCTCAATTGCAGTTGTGCCGGGTATTTTCTGTGCTAAGATACTTATTTTTTTCTTTTTCTGTACTTCAGGCTTAACCGCTGGCTGGCATAGCGTGCCGCGTCACAGGCATGGTTGTACTCATCTATCGGGATGCTTGCTTTCTTATCATTCCACACGTAGTTGTTAAGCTCCTTGATTAGATTCGTGCTGCTTGGTGTTACAATCATTTTGTAATCCTGCATATCTCTGATGCCGTCTATCACGCTGCCGGGGTATTTGAGCGCCTTACTGACATTCAACCGCGCCTTAGCCATCGCAGCTACCGTCCGTTTTTCGTTGGTATCGCAGACAATTAGGTCGCGCTGGCTCTTGATAGCCCCACGCACTGATTCAATCAATTGGTCTACCGATAGCTCGTTAGCATACAGGCATTCATCAAGATAAAGTATTTTGCGCTTGTTGTCTATTGCTACGCGGACCAGTGCGGTCGGGTCGGGGCTGTAGCCGAAGTCAAGGCCGTAGCAGTGCGGTAGGCTTTCGTCAAAAGCCCCTATTGTCCAGTTGGTGAAGACTACGCCTTCTGCCCTTTCCAGCCAGCCACCCAATATCAGGTTTCGGTATTTGTCGGGGTTATCCCGCTTGATGCGCTCTACCTGAGACAAGAACGATTTGTCAAGGTGCTGTATGTTGTCAAGGTAGGTGGTGTGAATGTGGATAACGTCAGGGTGGTTGCTTACCGGTATTTGCTGCCCGTCTACCTCTATGTAATCCAGGTGGTTTTCAAACCAGCGCTTGTATATCCAATGCTCTTTGGTAGTAGGGTTGAGAATGAGTATGACGCTGTTTTTTGCGTTGCTTGTCCTGATGGATAAGTCTATCTTATCAAAGCTCGCCTCATCCACCATTTCCTCTGCCTCATCAATCACGAAGGTGCTTACCCCTTGTATAGACTTTAGCTTTGCCGTCTGATTGCCGGAGCTTGTTTTGATGCCCCGAAAAAGAATGTCGGAGCCGGTAACAGTGCAGGTAATGTCTTTTGTTTTGACGTCAAAGAAGTCTAGCCCGCCGAGCAGCTCTATCTTTTCGGTAAATTCAGGGATAATACTTATTTCTGCTGATGCCATTGTATATCGGGTGTACAGCACGCGCTTACCTGGTGCGCCCCAAATATCCCGGCAGATAAAGGCAGAAACAGCAAAAGACTTGCCGGAGCCTCTACCGCCTGTAATGATGATATAGCGCTTGCCGTGCGACTGGTCGAAAAGCGGCTTGTACTTTTTTGGTATTTTGATTGGTTTGCTCAATCACCGATAATGATTTGTGGGGGAGCAGGTGGTTGTTTCTGCTTGTTGTGCTCTTCGTAGTAGCCGACACGCTTAGAAAGGTTTTCGGCTGCCCTGATGCGGTCAGCACCTTTTTGCTCTTCGTCTTCCATAATAGAGCGAAAGAAATTTGTTAGCTCTTCTATAGTGATTTCAAGCTGTTCAGAGTGTTCATTTTGCAACTCTTTGATAAAATTTGAAACCTTATCTTTTGATAACAACCTAGATGACTGCATTTGTGCTGTTTTTTCAGAATATCCAGCACGAACCGCCGCTTGCTTGCCGTTATAGTCAATCACGTATTCCCTACAAAATCTTTTTTGCTTGTCCGTCAATTCTTTCATATTAAGCAACTTTAAATAACCCAGTATTGCATTTTTGTTTATCTGCATTTATTAACGAATTCATGTAATCGATAACTATTGCAACTTGCTTGTCGCTAAATACAAACCATTCTCCTCTGTGATGAAATTCACTATATTTATCATGCAGATGCCTTTCTATAAAATCACAGTTATCTAAAGAAATATAATGCATTAGTATTAAATCCATTGGGACAGATGTTTGTAGATTTTTAAGCCTACGCGATACAACACTTCTAGTCATGCCTATTTTGTAGTAGCTTGTGCCTTCGCATTTTATGATATATACATGCCCGTTTTTTTTCTTAATCTTTTGTTGCCTTTTGTTTTCAAGTTTAGCCCTAATTTCTGGATGTACCTTTTTGATAAACTCAACTATCTTTTCTTGTGCCATAAACCTAGCAGCCTGCTCATTAGCCGTCTTTTCACTATAGCCTGCCCTAATAGCTGCCTGTGTGCCATTGAAGTCAACGACATACTCCCTGCAAAATGCCTCCTGTTTTTTGGTTAGCTTGCTCATCACTTTCAAAGATACAGAAAATTAAAACACCATGCTTGTGTCCACAAGCATATCCCTTATGGCCTCAAAATCTGCGATGCTGCGGATAATGAAGTAATCGAAGCCAAGGCAGTCAACAGTTTTTTGCCATTCTTTCTGCTTTTGGCTTTGTCGTTCGCCTGGCAGCTTCACCTCTAGGTAAGCAACACGCCCACATAGGTCATCATCAAGATACAGATATGTCAGGTCCGCAACGCCCGCCACAACGCCCTGCCCTTTCATGATCGCGCCTTTCTTGCGGCTGTGCGAGTTGTTGTTGTTGTGGTACAGCCTACCGCGTTCGTCTTTGTAGGTATTCCAATGATGCATGAAGATGCGCTGCTGCAATGCTGCTTCTGACAGGTTTTCGTCACCTGGCTCGTAGCCGCAATTTAGGGCTTTGGCTGGGATTACTAGCCCTTTGTTATTCATCATTACCGACTTGGCTATTTTGCAGTAATATGTCTCGTATGGGTATTTGGTTATCATTGCCAATGATTTGAAAAGTGACTTATTACCCATTGCGGTGCTTCTGATTGCTTGATTTTCACGCCTTCATAGCCTTCATCTGTTACAGATGGGTGGCTATAAACTAATTCAATCAACGTTTCTGCTTTCTCCATGCT